TTCTTATGATTATTTACTTGCCCAATCTATTCCTGCTGCTGTTCTCATTATTGCTAAGTATCAGTATCAGTCAGCTTTTTGTGTTGATCAGGAGATAAATCTTTTGGCAGCATTAACTGAAATAATGGTGGAGTGTGAGTTTCGATGAATCTATATAAAATTGATTATAAATCCTTAAAGGAGAATCCAGTTAAAACGACTCCTGAAAATGTAAAGGAGGCAAATGAAGCACTTTTTTATTCTAAAATGAATCTTCCACAGGCAGCAAAGCACTGTGGTATGACGCAGAAAGAAATGAAACTTACTTTTTTTGAATATCTTAAGTATAACAAACCTGATTATGAAATCTCTTAAAACCTGTCTTCGTTACCCCGGTGGTAAGAGTAGAGCGGTCACTAAAATGGACCCATACTTTCCAGACCTTCGCAACTATGATGAATTCCGTGAACCTTTCTTAGGAGGCGGAAGCGTTGCGATTTATATTACAAAGAAGTATCCTAGTATAGATATTTGGGCAAATGATCTTTATGAACCTCTGGTAAACTTCTGGCAGCAACTCCAGATGTTTGGAGATGATTTGAAGAATGAACTTAGTGGACTGAAGTTAGCACATTGTACACCAGAATTGGCAAGAGAACTTTTCTTAAAATCAAAGGAGCAAATCAATGATGAATCTGAAACGAACCTTAATCGTGCTGTCGCTTTCTATATTGTTAACAAATGTTCTTTTAGTGGTCTTACCGAAAGTTCTTCTTTTTCTCCACAAGCATCAAATAGCAATTTCTCATTGAGAGGTATTGAAAAACTTCCTGAGTATTCAAAGTTAATTGTTAATTGGCGTATAACTAATTACTCCTATGATTATCTAATGGATGGAAACAAGAGTGCTTTTATGTATCTCGACCCTCCTTATGATATTAAGGATAATCTCTATGGGAATAAAGGATCAATGCACAAAAGATTTGATCACGATAAGTTTGCTGCTGATTGCAATTCCAACAATATGGATATGTTGGTAAGTTATAATACCGATCAACTTGTCAAAGATCGTTTCTTAGGTGGAAAATGGAATGCTGCTGAGTTTGATTTGACTTATACGATGCGTTCCGTGGGTGAATATATGCGTGAGCAAAAACAACGTAAAGAACTCTTGCTTTTTAATTATACCAAAGATCCTAAAATACAATTTAGTTTTGATGGATGTTATAATTATGATAGATTGAAGAAAGAGGGTTTGATTGATGACTGAACTTAAAGATTGGTTAAATTCAATCAATCAAACGAAGAAAAATCTAATTGATGAGGATCCATCTTTAGAGAAAGAATACAATTCATATATTATCAATCGGTGTCTTTCTGGGGAAATTGATTGTATTATGTTTGCTAATGAAATGAATATGTATTCATTCCTCCCGAAAAAGATGCAATATGACTTTTTTATAAATAGTCTGAGGAAAAAGAAGAGATATTCTCCCTGGCTCCGTAAAGATACAATCAAAGATCTTGATTATGTTAAACGTTACTATGGTTATAGTAATGAAAAGGCAAAACAGGCTTTGAGGATTCTTACAAAAGAACAACTTACTTTTATAAAATCGAAATTTGAAACTGGAGGAACAAAATGAGTGTCGTTCAAGAACCTGAAGTAAAGTGGACGCCCGATCAAATGGTGGAAGTGATTCTTAATGAACCTGATGATTTTTTAAAGGTTCGTGAGACTTTGACTCGCATCGGAGTTGCTTCAAGAAAGGAAAAGAAAATCTATCAGTCTTGTCATATTCTTCACAAACAAGGTCGTTATTTCCTTGTGCATTTTAAAGAACTTTTCGCACTGGATGGCAAACACGCTAATCTAACCGTAAATGATGTTCAACGTCGTAATCGTATTGCTCAACTTCTTGCAGATTGGGGTCTGATTACTATTGTGGATGTGAGTAAGATTCAAGATATTGCACCTTTGAACCAAATTAAAGTCCTTGCCTATAAGGACAAGGGAGATTGGATTTTGGAGACCAAATACAATATTGGTGCTAAAAAGAAAAAGGTAGAGGATACCGAATGATAAAGAGCGGGTTTCACGACCCGCTTTTTTATGCTTTCTATTATAATTATTAATGATCGCCTTATAGGGATCACACAATCAAACCTCGCTTTTAAAGGAGCTACCATAATGACTAACCTCACAAGGTATACTGCTGCGGATCTTCCTGCTTTGATGGAAAGAATTACTCGCAATAGTATTGGAATGGATGAATATTTTGACCGTCTATTCAATCTTCACGAAACTACAAATAACTATCCACCATACAATCTAATTCAGGTAAATAATGTAGAATCTCATTTAGAGATTGCTCTTGCCGGATTTAAAAAGGAGGAAGTAAATGTCTTCACCGAGTATGGAAAACTTTTTGTCGAGGGGCAAAAATCAGATACAGAATCGGATAGGACGTTTATCCACAAGGGTCTGGCTAGCAGAAGTTTCAAGAGAGTGTGGACTTTATCAGACGACACAGAAGTCCGAGAAGTCACCTTTGAAGATGGACTACTTACCATTCGACTAGGTAAAATTGTTCCGGAACATCATTCTCGTAAAGACTACCTCTAAATATCTAAATAAAGAAAAAGTTAGTTGGGTGATGAAAACTTTTCAGCAATTTATGGAAAAGGTTGGAGATTTTGGAAATCCCCCCCTGCCGACCAAAGAAAATTGTTATGGAAGAACAGTAAAATATGTAATGGCACCAAAAAAGAAAGTTTGTGCTTTGAATACTGACAGTGGTTCTGGAGGGTCTTCCGGTGATTCTGGTGGAGACTAAATAGTACTGAATATCGTCGGTGCAGGGAGGCAACTGGCAAAATCCAGTTGCACCTCCCCTTTTTTTGTGCTATAATAAGTTGAGAGAAGAATTAAAAATGTCCGTAAAAATTGCTCTATTAAAATCTGGAGAATCTGTAATTGCCGATATTAAGGAATTGATTTCCGAAGATAAAGTATGTGGATATTTATTTACGAATCCGCATAAAATGCAGGTCAGTAATTCAATCTTTTTGACAGAAGAACAATTAGAACCTGGAGATGGTACAGTGAGTGTAACATTTTCTTCTTGGATTCTTTTTTCAAGTGATAATGAGATTCCAGTTCGTCCAGATTGGGTTGTAACTATTGTTGAACCAGTCAAGTCTATTAAAGAAATGTATGAGGAAAAGGTAAATGGAACGGAACGTGAAGTGTCTTCTATTGAAGGTTGACACTGTATTGATTACTGAAATTATTGAAGTTGGTTCTGAACTTGGTGAACCTGATTGTAAACTAATTAATCCATATGAATTTTTTAGTGTTGATGATATGAAACCTTGGCCAGAGGTTACTAATCAAACTGAGTTAATGATTCATTCCGATAGTATTCTTACAATAGTAGACCCAACTCCCGAAATTATTAAAAAGTATCTTGAATTAACTGCATAATGCAATTCTACACAAATGTGCAAATGGTTGGGGACCACTTCTTGGTTCGTGGTTATGAAAATGGTAAACATTTTATGACCCGTGAGAAGTTTTCTCCGACTCTTTTTGTGCCTTCTAAAAAACCAACCAAATATACAACACTTCAGGGAGAATATGTGGAACCTATTCAACCAGGTTCTGTGAGAGATTGTAGAGAGTTTATTAAAAAATATACTGATGTACAAAACTTCAAAATCTATGGGAATGACAAATACATCTATCAGTATATTTCCGACAAATATCCTGAAAATGAAATTAAGTTTGATATTGACAAAATCAAACTAACAACGATTGATATTGAGGTCGCATCAGAAAATGGATTTCCTGATGTGGAAAATGCTGCCGAAGAGATATTACTCATTACTCTTCAAGATTATAATACAAAGCAAATTCGTACTTGGGGTCAAGGTAAGTTCAATAATAACCAATCAAATGTTTCTTACCGAGCATTTTCTGATGAATATAGTCTGTTAAATGACTTTATTCACTGGTGGATGATGGAGGATAATACTCCAGAGGTTGTGACTGGTTGGAATAGTGAACTGTACGATATTCCTTATCTTGTTCGCCGTCTTGATAGGATTTTAGGTGAAAAGTTAATGAAGCGTATGTCTCCTTGGGGTCTTGTCACCGAGGATGAAGTTTACATTTCTGGAAGAAAACATATCTCCTATGATATTGGTGGTATAAGTCAACTTGACTATATTAAACTCTATAAGAAGTTTACCTATAAGACACAGGAATCTTATCGTCTGGATTATATTGCCGAAGTAGAACTGGGGCAGAAGAAACTGGATCACTCTGAGTTTGATACATTCAAGGACTTCTATACTAAAGGCTGGCAGAAATTCGTAGAGTATAACATTATTGACGTAGAACTTGTTGACCGTTTGGAAGACAAGATGAAACTGATTGAACTTGCTCTTACGATGGCATATGACGGTAAAGTCAACTATGAGGATGTATTTTCGCAGGTAAGAATGTGGGATACGATTATCTACAATTACCTGAAGAAAAGAAATATTGCCATTCCTCCTAAAGAAAAGACTGATAAGGACTCCAAGTATGCCGGTGCATATGTAAAGGAACCAATTCCCGGAAAGTATGATTGGGTGGTTAATTTTGACTTAAACAGCCTTTATCCGCATTTGATTATGCAATTTAATGTAAGTCCCGAAACCCTTGTTGAAGAAAGGCATCCCAGTGTAACCGTGGATAAAATTTTGAATCAAGAACTTACCTTTGAAATGTATAAGGACTATGCAGTATGTCCTAATGGTGCGATGTACCGTAAGGATATTCGTGGTTTTCTTCCAGAACTTATGGAGAAAATGTATAATGACCGTGTTATTTTCAAAGAGAAAATGATTGCGGCAAAAAAACAATATGAGAAGAAAAAGACAAAGGAATTAGAAAAGGAAATTGCCAGATGTAATAATATTCAAATGGCAAAAAAGATTTCTCTTAACTCTGCCTATGGTGCTTGCGGTAATCAGTACTTCCGTTACTTCAAACTAGCAAATGCAGAAGCAATTACTCTTTCGGGTCAAGTTGCGATTCGTTGGATTGAGAGTAAGATGAATTCTTATCTGAATAAAATTCTTAAGACAAAAGATGTTGATTATGTTATTGCTTCTGATACTGACTCCATTTATCTTCATATGGGTCCTTTGGTTGAAACTGTATACAAGGGAAGAGAGAAAACTACTGAAGGCATTGTCACGTTCCTTGATAAGATCTGTAAGGTGGAACTTGAAAAATATATTGAAGGTTGCTACCAAGAACTGGCAGAGTATGTGAATGCCTATGACCAGAAGATGCAGATGAAGCGGGAAAATATTGCCGACCGTGGAATCTGGACTGCCAAAAAGCGTTATATTCTGAACGTCTGGGATAGTGAGGGTGTGAGATATACTGAACCTAAACTTAAAATGATGGGTATTGAGGCAGTTAAATCTTCAACTCCTGCACCTTGTCGTCAGATGATTAAGGATGCTCTGAAATTGATGATGAGTGGAACTGAAGATGAGGTAATTGATTTTATTGATAATTGTCGTCAAAAGTTTAAAAGTCTTCCCCCAGAAGAAATTGCTTTCCCAAGAACGGCATCCGATGTTCGTAAATATTATTCGCCATCAAATATTTACGCATCCAAAACTCCTATTCATATTCGTGGTGCCCTTCTGTTTAATCATTACATAAAGGAAAAAAAACTAACCAATAAATATTCACTTATTAATAACGGTGAGAAGGTTAAATATATTTTTCTTAAAAAACCAAATATTATTCAGGAGAATGTTATTTCCTTTATTTCAGATTTCCCAAAGGAACTTAACCTTGACAAATATATTGATTATGAACTACAATTTGAGAAAAGTTTTGTAGACCCCCTTCAATCTATTTTAGATTCAATTGGATGGGAAGTAGAAAAAACTGTAAACCTTGATTCATTTTTTACCTAATGGACTTGCCAATTAATGACAAAGAGTTGGATACTATTATTAGTGCAATGCGACTTGGTGGAGACTCTGCTCTTTATCAAAAACTTTGGACTTATAAAATGAATTATTTTGATAATAAAAAAGAGGATAAATAATAATATCTGTTGAACCCGCAAACTCTACAGATAAGATTAGGTGCTCTTCGGGCACCTTTTCTAATATAAACTATTATAAATAATAGTGCGGGTTTAATAGAGTAGAAATGAACTATCTAAAGATTTATTGTAGTCTCATCAGGAAAGCAGAGAATAGAACTCCGCCTGAAGGTTACACAGAAAAGCATCATACCTTTCCTAAAAGTATCTTTGGGGACAATAGTAGAATTGTAGTACTTACGGCAAGAGAGCATTATATCGCTCACGCATTATTAGAAAAGATTTGTATTAAAAGATACGGATTAAAAGATAGAAAAACAATAAAAATGATTCACTCGCATATTTTAATGAAATCAAAAGGTAAATATTATAATTCTTATCTTTATGAAAGTGCAAGATTTAGAATATCTGAATCAAAGAAAGGTAAAAAACCATATGTTATGACCGAGAAAACTAAAAATAAAATGAGTGAATATTCTAAAAATAGAAATGAAGAACATAAGAAAAAATTGAGCGAATCATTAAAAGGTAGAATACCTCCTAATTATGGAAAATCACATTCTGAAGAAACTAAAAGAAAAATAAGTCAAAAAAATACAGGTAGAAAAGCATCGGAAGAAACACGAAACAAATTAAGTGAATGTAAAAAAGGTGAAAAACATTTTTTGTATGGAAAGAAAAGAGATATTGAAGTTGTAAATAAAATAGTGGAGAAAAAAAGTAAAGATTTTTCTATTATAAATCCAAAAGGTGAAATAATCTGTGGGAAAAATATAGCAGAATTTTGTAGGGAAAATGATTTAGATAAGGCAACCATATGTAATATGCTTAACCATAAAAGAGGAATAAAATCTCATAAAGGATATCGCGCTGTCCCTCAAAATATTTGACGGCGCTTAATTTTTGTAGTATAATCTTTTTGTAGATAGGACGGTAAAGGCAATGAACGAAACAATAGTTAGTAACAATTATTACATCAATACGATTATGAAAAACAAAACTCTAAAAATTCTTATGAGAGAACTTGAAGATGTAGAACAAAAAGCATCTAAAATTCGTACTAACATTAATAATATTTTAAACTTGAAAAATGATTGAAAACAGAACACCAAAACAAATAGGAAATGATATTATCCTTTGTGATGATGGAACACTATGGAGATGGAACACTAATTTAGGGTTTTCCTCCTATATTTCTGGATGGGAAAAATTACCTCCAATTCCAACTGATGAGGACTATGAAGTTCTTCAACAAGAAAGAATGGAAGCAGATAGAAAGTGGATAGAAAAACAAACTGAAAGAGGAGTTGCAAAAGTTTATGACTGATTCTAAATCAAGTTTTTTACAACAAATTATAAAAGAAATTGGTGGAGAATACACACAACTTGCTTCAGAGATTAATGAAACTGAAACTTTTGTGGATACGGGTTCGTACATTTTTAATGCTCTTGTATCCGGCAGTATATTTGGTGGTGTATCTGGGAATAAGATTACTGCAATCGCAGGTGAGAGTTCTACGGGAAAGACTTTCTTCTCTCTTGCCGTCGTTAAAAATTTCCTTGATAATAATCCTACTGGATATTGTCTGTATTTTGATACTGAAGCAGCAATCACAAAATCCCTTCTGGAAAGTAGGGGAGTTGACACAACTCGTTTGGTGGTTGTCAATGTCGTAACCGTAGAAGAGTTTCGTGGAAAGGCACTTAAGGCAGTTGACCTTTATATGAAGAAACCAGAAGGTGAACGTAATCCTTGTATGTTCGTGCTAGATTCTCTAGGAATGCTCTCCACCAGCAAAGAGATTAATGATGCTTTGAATGATAAAGAAGTTCGGGATATGACTAAATCTCAACTAATTAAGGGTGCATTCCGTATGCTGACTCTTAAATTGGGTCAGGCAAAAATTCCTATGTTAGTTACTAATCATACTTATGATGTTATTGGTGCATATGTTCCTACTAAAGAAATGGGAGGTGGTTGCTTAGTTGCCGGAACTAAGATACAAACAGTAAAAGGTTCTGTTCCTATTGAATCTATTAAAGTTGGAGACAAAGTAAGAACTATGTTTGGATACTCTTATGTTGCTGATACTTTTTGTTTTAATGATAAAGAAGTGTTTGAGATGGAATTGGAGGATGGTGAAATTGTTAAATGTAGTGCAGATCATAAATTTTTAGTGGATACTGAAAACGGTTATGAATGGAAAAAGGTAATTGATCTTTTGCCTGGAGATGCAATCAAATGCATTCCAACAATTTCAATATGAAAATAGGTTCTGGTCTAAATAGTAATACTTAAGACCAGAACCTAATGTTTATAATAAACAAATATACAAGTTGCTACTTTCGTATTATAGAAAGAGCAAAGGAAAGAGAAATCAATGGCATTACAGAAAGGCACCACATCATTCCCAAATCATTTGGAGGTAAAAATACAAAAGATAATTTAGTAAATTTAACTCCAAGAGAACATTTCATCTGTCATCATTTATTATTAAAGATGGTTGAGGGTGAGTATAAGAAAAAAATGTGTTATGCTTTTTATCGTATGTGTTCTATTAATGGTAATGGAGTTAGGTGTAAGAATCTAAATTCTTATGATAGAATAAGGAGAAGTTATTCTCATTTAACTTCAGGTGAGAATAATCCTTTCTATGGAAGAGGGCATTATGGACAAAATAATCCAATGTTTAATCCTGTTGTTCGTGAAAAACATAGACAAACTGTTTCTTCTCCAGAACATAGAAAAATGATGAGTGAAAGGATGAGTGGAGAGTCTAATCCATTCTTCAACAAAACGCACTCAGAACAAACAAAAAAAATTCTTTCGGAACTGGCATCTGAAAGAAAAGGAGAGAAGTCTCCTCGTTATGGAAAAAAACACAGGCAGGTTGTCTGTGAGCACTGTCAGAAACAAATAACATACCCAATGTATAAGAGGTGGCATGGAACGAATTGTAAAGTCTATCAAAAAAGTTGAAACAGAAGAAGTATATGACATTACTGTGGAGGGGGAACATCATTACATACTTCATGGAGGTATTGTCTCCCACAACTCTGGTCTTAAGTATGCTGCTTCTACAATCATCTATCTCAGCAAAAAGAAAGAAAAAGAAGGGACAGAAGTCATCGGAAATATTATTAAGGCAAAGACTCATAAATCACGTTTAAGTAAGGAAAATCAAGAAGTTGAAGTTCGTCTTTATTATGACGAGCGTGGTCTTGATCGTTACTATGGTCTTCTTGAGCTTGGGGAATTGGGCGAAATGTGGAAGAATGTAGCGGGGCGATATGAAATTGATGGTAAGAAAATTTATGCCAAGGAAATTCTCAAGAACCCAGAGAAATACTTCACTGAAGAGGTAATGGAAAAACTTGATGTGATTGCTAAGGGTGAATTTTCCTATGGCGTATGAAAAACATACGCATTATAAAAACTGGTATTGATGTATCTAAAATACTAGAGCAACTTAAAGAACATCCAGAAGACTGGGGATCTCAAAAAAATATTGAAGACTCCGAGCAACTGGACCCTACAGAGTATACCGTTACTGTAGATGTTCTACAACTCATAATGGGTGGAGTTGAAAAAGAAGACCAATATGTGGGGAATACTGAGATATGCATTAAAACTCCGGCATATGAAAAACACACGGAGATTCTTAATTACTTGGGAAAATATTTTAAGAAACTTCGTCGTTGTGGATTCCTTGCTCTTCCGGTTGGTGAAATAGTTGGTTCTCATATTGACGAAGGAACTTACTATCTTACAAAAGATAGATATCATCTTTCCATTCAGGGAAAATACGAGTATACTGTTGGAGATGAGACTATAATCGTTGAACCTGGAACTCTTTTTTGGTTTAATAATAAACTGCCTCATAAGGCAGTCAATATTGGCGACAACGTTAGAATTACTTTTGTATTTGACGTTCCGCATCATAAACGTAATCTTTAATTAAAATAATGGAACGACTTGAACTTACAATTCTTAGAAACTTAATATTCAATGAAGATTATGCCAGAAAGGTCATTCCATTTATTCAACCAGAATACTATGAACAAAGAACAGAAAAAATAGTCTTTGAGGAAATTGTTGAGTTTATTGTTAAGTACGGGTCTTCAATTACCATAGAAGCACTTAATATTGAGATTGATAATCGTAGAGATTTAACCGAATCTGAAAATAAGGAAATCTCAGAATTACTTTCCAAACTTAATGATGCTCCAGTTGATAAACAGTGGATTCTTGATACTACCGAAAAGTGGTGTCGTGACAGAGCAATTTATCTGGCACTTATGGAATCCATTCATATTGCTGATGGAAAGGATGAAAAGAAGAATCGTGATGCCATTCCAAGTATTCTTTCGGATGCCCTAGCAGTATCTTTTGATAATAATATTGGTCACGATTATCTTCAAAATTATGAGGAACGTTATGAATTTTATCACCGTAAAGAAGATAAAATCGAATTTGATTTGGAATATTTCAACAAAATCACTAAAGGTGGTTTACCTAACAAGACTCTCAATATTGCTCTCGCTGGTTGCGTTCATCCAGAAACTAGAGTTAAAATTAGATTTAGGAAGATTTCTTGATTTTGGAATTTGGTGCTGGTTCTCCAGTTCCAAACTTCCAACCTTCATTTAGTTTTATATCAACTTCTTCTGGGGATACTCTTTTCCATCCCTTTGTTCCCGGTAAATGCATTACCTTTTTGCCTTTATGTGCTTTTCCCCCTAATGATGCTCGTGTTTTTCTTCCTTCATTAGATGCCCAATAATTGAATTCTGTGGATGCTCTTTGTTTTCCTCCAATTGATGCTCTTTCCTTTCTGCCTTCTTCTGTGCTCCAATAATAGAAATTTTTAGTATTATTGATTAGATATTCTTGTTTTTGTATTTCTATTCCTTTTAGTCTCCAATCTTTTCTTTCTTCTACTGGGATTGAGAAGAACCCAATTTGATTATCTCTACAAAATTCTCCTATTATTTTTCTGTGTTGGGGTGTTATATTTGCCCCCAACATTTTCATAGACCTTAAATCATTTGGATTTTTATAAATTTTCCAAAGCAAATAATGTGCTATGATATGTTCTCTTACACTTAAATAAGTGAGATTTTCTTCACTATCATCTCCCCCCATATGTTTTGGAGTAATATGGTGTTCGTGTAACCCAGAATATTTTTTATAATTGTCTTTTCTTGACCTATTGCTTTCGCATAGATTATAATAGATTTGACTAAACATTTCCCCTGTCCCTGCTACTACTATTTATACAAAATGTGGATTGAAAAAGAAACATCAATTGCTGAAATCAAAACATTACTTGATAATGGATATGAAGTGGAGGTCGATTCTCCCGATGGATATGTTCCTGTTAATTTTTTTATTAATAAAGGAATGTACGAAGAATATAAGTTATATTTGTTAGATAATACTAAAGTAAAATGTAACGAAAGTCATTTATTTGAAACTACTGACGGATGGATTTCTGCTAAAGAAATAGAGCAATCTAATTCATATTATGAATTTATTACTAGTGATGGTATTAGAATTGGTAAGATTATTAAAACTAATAATCAAATACCTATTGTGGATATTAATGTAAATCATCCAAATCATAGGTATTATACTAATGGGGTTTCCTCCCATAATACTGGCGTTGGAAAATCTCTGTTCATGTGCCACGTTGCTAGTGCCGCGTTGCTACAGGGTAGGAACGTGCTCTACATCACTCTTGAAATGGCGGAAGAAAGAATTGCAGAAAGAATTGATGCAAACCTTCTCAATGTTCCGATTCAGCAATTGGTTGATTTGCCACGTTCGGCATTTGAGAAGAAAGTAACCGGTATTGCGAAGAAGACTCAAGGTACTTTAGTAATTAAAGAGTATCCTACTGCTTCGGCACACTCGGGGCATTTTAAGGCACTTCTAAATGAACTTGCTCTTAAGAAATCATTCCGACCTGATATTATCTTTATTGACTATCTGAATATTTGTTCTTCGTCACGATTTAAGAGTGGTAGTAATATTAATTCTTATACTTTGGTTAAGTCTATTGCCGAAGAACTTCGTGGTTTGGCAGTTGAGTTTAATGTGCCAATTGTGAGTGCCACACAAACGACAAGAAGCGGTTTTGGTTCTTCTGATGTTGAATTGACCGATACTTCAGAATCCTTTGGTCTTCCTGCTACTGCCGACCTTATGTTTGCTTTGATTAGCACGGAGGAACTTGAAGGTCTGGGGCAGATTATGGTCAAGCAACTTAAAAATAGATATAATGATCCAACAATCTTTAAGCGTTTTGTTGTTGGTATTGACCGTGCTAAAATGCGTCTTTATGATTGTGAACAGTCTGCCCAAAAAGACATACTTGACAGTGGGCAGGAAGAGGAGTATAATTATGAAGAAAATAAACCAAAAAAATCATTTGAGGGATTTAAGTTTTCATGACACAACGAGTTGACTTTGATAAATATCAAAACTTTGTAGATGCCGTAACTTCTGATGCATCTAAAGATTTTCTTGCTCTGTCTGACCGTATGGTTCAGTTGGATGAGAAAGGTGCTAATATTGAACGACTTTTGACTGCTGGTGTGGGTATTAATGCCGAAGGTGGGGAATTTCTGGAAATAGTAAAAAAACTTATCTTTCAGGGGAAAAGTTGGAATGATGAGACTCGTACTCACCTGATTAAAGAACTTGGAGATACTATGTGGTATGTGGCACAAGCGTGTATTGCTCTTGATGTCTCTTTTGATGAAGTAATTCAGACCAATATTGATAAACTGATGAAGCGTTATCCAGACGGATTCTTTGATGTATATTATAGTGAAAATCGTGAAGAGGGAGACATCTGATGACTACTTCAACTAAAAAAAGAAACAGACCAACTGTTGAACAACTTCAAGAAAAATATCCTAATTTTTCTAATGAATTTAGTAAAAATTGGAGACCTATTTTAAAAAAAGCTCTATCTGAGCAAGAAAAAAGAAATCCAAATAGTAAAGCTTTACGTGGTATTAAAGAGGTTGCTAAAACTCATTTTTCATTCTATCTCGAAAATGATGAATGGGACAAAGTAGTTGATATAATCTCACAAAAATTTAAAAATAATAAAATGCATGAAACTTGGGATGAATGGAGACAAAAACTTCCAAACATCTTTAAGGAGCAAAAAATTGGAAGACTTTACTTTAGTGAAACTGATGAGGGTCAAATAAAAGTGGGAACTATTGACGCATCAATTGTAGAAAGTGGATGTGCTGTTATTATTATTCAACATAATAATTTTCGTGCTGAATATTCTAATGTTCCAGTTGATGTTGCTCTCACAATTAATTCAGAACTTTCAAAATCTCTTGCTTAAAACTGATGACTAAATCCGTATCTATTAAAATGGATGTTCGTACTGCCGCTGCAGTTCGTCAAATTCTTTTTGAGAACCAAAAAGGTTATACTTATGATGAGGTTTCTGTTCCTCCTCGTATTAGTGATATTCGTTCTGTAATTATGGACCTTGATGAAAAGATTGGTGCTATTGTAGAATGATTATATGACCGGTGCTTTGTAAGCATTTATTAGGAGAATGAATTTTATATTCTCCATAAGCCCAAGTGGTGAAATTGGTATACACGCATGACTTAGGATCATGTGCTTCGGCGTGGAGGTTCGAGTCCTCTCTTGGGCACTAAATAAAAATAAAATAAAAGAGCAATGACAGACTCTGAAATATTATTGGCAGTAAATTCTGTATTGTCTGGATATGAAACTAAGGTAATTAAAACTGGACCAAAAGTAGATAAGATTAGAATAATTTCTGCACAAAGAGCAGAAGATCAGGATAATATTTCAAAACAGTTAAAAGGAAGAAGAGTTAACTTTAAAAATGAAATTGATAAAAGTGAGTCGTCATTTCCAGTAACTAAAATTGTTTTACCTAAATCAAATTCTGTAATAAAATTAATATATAAAAAGTCTGGAGGTGGTGGATCTGGCGCAGGGGCTGCTCTTACGAAATTGTCAGAATCTTCTCAGGCATTATATGCTGCGGTAGTATTTAATGTCTTGAGAAGAGAAATGACAATTCTTGATGTTACTAAAGATAATTTTATAAAGGCATCATCTACATCGTTTATTGATTCATCTGTTCAGAGTATAATTAATGATCTTCCTGATGATTGGATAAATTCATCTATTCTGGGGGCAAATGCTCTATATAGATATTTTAACGGTAAAGGAAAGTTCACTTTTCATAGGGGTTCTGGTGAAGTTTCTTTGATTGAATCTGCTTTTAGTAGAATTAATAAAGATGAAAAGGCATTTGGTAATTTAAATAAATGGAGCCCAGCAGACATTTATATGATAAGTAATGGCGTCAATCTAGGAAAATTAAGTCAGGAAAGATCTTTAAGAGGTTTAAATGCTCAGATGTATGAGTATATTAAAAATAATCAGGTTATTGGAGTATCTCTTAAAAAAATGTACGGTAGCGGAAAAATATCAAAGAAAAATTTTCCCTCAGATACTAAGGTAAATAGCGCAAAATTTTATGGGACAACTAGTAATGTAGATTCTATGGATGGGTATATTCGGTGGGGATCTCTCAATAATGAAAAGATACAGTTTAGAAGTTTTGGAGGTGAGACATCCTTGACAGGTTGGCAGGGAGAAATTAAAGGTGCATCTGCTAATCAAGGAAAAATTTCTCTTGGCCCAATTAATTTTATTTTAAGAAGACATGGTTTATCTCAAATTCCATCTTCTACAGAGTCTGCGTCACTTGCCACAAAAAATACTATTGAGCATTGTATGAATATATCCCAGTTAATGGCATCGGATGGAATAATTAAACCACAACAAATTGAAGATATTGCAAATCTTATACAAAAAAAATCAAATAAGTATAGATATTCAAAATATCTTGTTATGAAGTTGTTTCAAATAATTAATTCAATATCTGGGGAAATGCGAGATAGTGTAGTTCAAGATTTTTATTTGTATGCAAGTTCTCAAGCAACTTATTCTGCTCCATATTATAAACTTGAGTGAAATAGAACTAGTTTAATATGAAAGACCTTCAATTATTTCTGAATAATATTCTTGATATTTTTACCACAAAAAAATCAATACCAAATGATGTCTTTAATGATTTTATCAAGTATTTCTATTTCACACTTGATAAGGAAATCAAATCAAATAAATCAGATTTGTTAAAGAATAAATATATTAAGATTAGAAAAAATGGTTTAAACTATATTATTGCTAATAAAGAAGCAATAATGGCGAATATTTGTAAGAAAAAATTAAGTAAGTAATGAAAAGTTTCCTCCAATTTATATCAGAAGCAACTTCTGCAGCAGACCAAGCTCAGCGTCTTGGGTTGCAGGGAGACGGACACGGAGGTTGGTATGACAGATCAACAGGAGAGTTTGTTGCCAAGACCGAAGGTGGAAAGTTAAAGTTCTATAATAAGAGACAAAGAGTAGGAAAAGACCCGGTTCAGACTCCACACGAAAAGGATGTTCCTTCTCCAAGTTATAATGACCCAAATGCCCAACAACCACCTCAACAGCAGCAACAACCCGCACCAGAGCAGCAACCAGTAGCACAGGAACCCCAACAACCTGTGGCAACTCCACCACCTGTTCCTAAGACTAAAGGAACTCTTACTGTTGCTTTCGGTCGTTTTAATCCTCCTACAGTCGGACACCAGCAATTGATGGATGTTGCTGCCGCATCATCTCAGGCAGATGGTGGAGACTATTTAATCTATCCGTCCAGAAGTCAGGATAAGAAAAAGAATCCACTAGACCCTGATACAAAGATTTCATATATGAGACAGATGTTCCCTGCTCATAGTGAAAGAATTGTAAATGATGCCGCAAATAAGACTATCTTTGATGTTCTTAAAAAGGCACATAACGATGGATATACGAATGTTAGAATTGTAGGTGGTTCTGATAGAGTCAAGGAGTTTGAGAAACTATCTAATAATTACAACGGTCAATTATATGCCTTTGATGCTATTGAAGTAGTTTCTGCCGGTGATAGAGACCCCGATGCAAAAGGTGTGGAAGGTATGTCTGCATCCAGAATGAGACTTGCCGCTGCCGAAGGAGATTTTCGTAAGTTTAGAGAGGGTCTTCCTCCCGATATGAAGCGTAAATCCGCACAAGAATTATTTGATTCTGTACGAGCATCCATGGGTATTAATGAGAACTGGAATCTCTGGGAAATTGCTCCTAAGTTTGATTACCAGACTCTTCGTGAGAATTATATTTGCGAAAAAATATTCCAAATTGGTCAGTTAGTGGAGAATCTAAACACCGGTCTTGTTGGAAGAATCTTACGTCGTGGAACTAATTATCTGATTTGTGTAACCGAATCTGGTATGATGTTTAAGTCCTGGATTAAGGATGTGATGGAAACAAAGAAATATACCGAAGTTCAAATGGATAAAAAAATGAGAGAACCCGGAAAACCAAATACTTTAGTTGGAACTTCTGGATTCTATAAGTATGTTGCGGATATGACACCAGAGGCACCCGAAACAAATCTACAATACGGAGCAAAACCCTATCGTGGTTATAAAGCATCTAATATTAAGGACTTTATAAATAAGTATAGAAAATAGTAAAGTAGTAAAGTCTTAATATGAAAAATCATATTGCCGAAGAGTTACCAGCGAGAAAACACGCTCCTGCCGCTGCTGGTTCTGGTTCCGGTGCTACTCCCGCCGATGGAGACAAAAAGAAAAATAGTGAAAAGTCCCCAGAACAAAGAGCAAAGCAGGCAGTATATGATATTCGCTACAGAGCAAGAAGAGAAGATATTCCACTTCGCCAGGCATTCTCTCAATATATGCAAAATAGTAGTATGGGAGGTCAAGAAAAAACTATTGTTAAGGCAAAACTATTCGGTAAAGAGGGTGGTGGTATGAAGGCAGAAGATTTTAATCCTATCTTTAAGGATGCGGCATCTGATAATGTTGCCAAAGCACTTTTTAAGGTTTTTGTTGAAGGAACCGAACAAGAACAAGAATCAATTTCTTTAACCTATCTTGAAGAACTTGATAGTGCAGAGCACAGAAAGTATAAGGTTAGAGTAACCGATAAGAATACCAAAAAGTCTTATGTAAGATATGCAACTCGTGAAAAGATTAATCAACTTCGTGCAAATTCAAATATTGAATCAGTTGAAATGACCGGATATGGCGAACCCTATGAAGGTGAAAAGAAAAAGGGTGAGCAAACCGCAAAGGTTGCATCAGGTAAGGGACTAGACCCTGTTGGTAAGGAAGATTCTGATATTAATAATGATGGTAAGGTCAATAAGACCGATGATTACCTCAAGAATCGTCGCAATAAAATCGGTTCGGCAATTGCTACTCGTAAAGAAGAGTTCATTCACGAAGCAGAAACCGAAGACTCAAATGATAAAAAAATTGATATAATGAAGAAGGGAAAAAAGAATAAAGTTATTATTGCACCTACTCAGGATAAAAGTGTAGGATTGATGAATCATCAAGAACTTGATGGCGAACTAATTTCTGAAAAGGCAGTCAGTTCGGCACAGCAGCGTTTTATGGGAATGGTTTATGCTGCTAAAAAAGGCGAAAAACCCGCAAGCCCTGAAGTTGCAAAAGCAGCAAAAGGTATGAGTAAGAAAGAAGCAAAGAAATTTGCATCAACAAAGCACAAAGGTCTTCCAGAAACTGTAAAGGAATCTGGATACTTTCCTACACCCGAATCGCAAAGAAAAGATGAGGCAAAGTATAATCTGAGAGGTCAAACTGTAAAACCCAGAACTCCTCAAACTCAATTGGGTGCAAAAATGAAGCCACAAACTCCAGTTAAAGAAGAATCTGAATGTGGTATGGGCGACAAACCAAAACTCAAAAAGAGTGAATCTGATGTTAGAGAAATTCCAACTAAAGTAAATCTGGTTAAAAATAAGTTAAGAGCAATGGGTCTCAAGATGTCTTATGAACCCGATGGTGAAATGGTTGATGAAGCAATTGCTGGACTAAGACCGGCTTCCGAGAGAACAAAGAATACAATTACTCCAGCACAAAGAAAGAAGCAAGAGCAAGAGCGTAAAAGAAAAGAAGAACTGACACATAGAGCAAATTTAGAACTTGCTGGTATGAAGAATACTGCCAAACCAGGAGCAGTAACAAAAACTGAAACAAAACCATCTGCACCAGAATCAAATCGTAAGATTAAGACTGGTAAAAAAGTTGATACTCTTGCGGTAAAGGCAAACAAGATTATCTCTTCTTCTTATGAACCAGAAGGTGAAATGGTTGATGAGGGGCAAGGAGAATTCAGAAGTCTTGGTAGAGCAGACCAAAATAGAGGAAGAAATCGTTATATGGGGGGTGGAACCGCCGATGACATGGCAGACGACCAGAAAAGAGGAGATAGGGCAGCTGCTCGTGCTGTAGAACAGTTAAGAAGAAGACGTGCAGCCGAAGAGAGACGTAAACAAGAAAAATAAATTCTAAATAGTACAGGATACTCTTTCACACGGAGATTATTATGACAATCGCAGCAATTATCGCTTGGGCAAATGCCAATCAAGCACTTATCGCAACTGTTCTTTTTGCAGTTTCGGAAGCACTTGGAGCAAACCCAAAAATCAAAGCAAACGGTATTCTTTCACTCATTCTTATTCAGGCACAAAATGCTCTGAAAGCAAAAGGTGCAAAAGATATTACTCCTTGAGAGTTAATCAAAAATGTTAAGGAGACCTATAAAGTAAAGGTCTCCTTTTTTTATAAATATTATTAGAAAAAGAATTTTGTAGGTAAGAAACATGTCACTTTGGGGCATTTCAACAAACGCTGAAACTGCAGCAAATAATTACGCAATTCCAAAATTCCAACTTGAGACTGATCGTAACACAAGTCCTTGGAATACTTTTGCAGATGTTCGTGGTTGGATTCAGAGAAGATATAAGACTAAAGTAAATTCGGGAATTTCTACTCGTTACTTTGACGAAGTTTTAGTCCCTGTTACTGGGATTAATAGTACTAATGTTGGTGGATCTACTGGTATTGGAACTGCTGAACCAGTCGCAGTTTTCTTTGAAGATCCTAATCAGGCATCACCAATTTCTATCGGCGGTGGAGCAACTACTGGCATTTCAACTGGTGCTACTGGTTATGTTCATGTTGTGTTTAATGAACTTGTTTTTGCTGGTGCTGGAGCAACTGTTAGTATTCGTGCCTTTGATGCAAACAATGCAAATGAAACAACAAGAATCGTTGGAACTGCAGTATCAAACACTGGCACTCAATATGCTTGGGCAGGATCTGCTGCTATTCATGGATCTCCAGATGTATATACGAATTTCAACGGTCAGATTACAAATAGAGTAGCATTTGCATTCACTGCTCCAAGTACAGTTCTTACTGCAAATGTTAATTTCTTAACTACTTCTATCAATTCCACAGTTGCTGCTGGTTCTACTATAATTTTTGTTAGCAGTTTGACTGGTGTTTCTGCGGGAAGTTCAATTACTGTTGGAACTGCGATCACAACAAGATCTGTAGTTGCTGTTGGAGATACCTTTGTTACAATTGGAACAGCATCTACGGTTCCATCTGTGATTGGTATTACTACTGCTGTTACATTTAGTACTCGCACAAATGCCACTAAGTTATCTATTGATCTCTCGCGTGGTTTTGTTGGAGTGATTACTGATGGATCAAATGGCGTTGGTGTGATTAGTTCGTTCACATCACAATTTGGAGATGTTCTTCTTCGTAATGTTGCTGGTGCTGGAACAACTTCTGGAGTTGGTATTGGTACAACCACTTTAACTGTTACTGCATGATATGAGATTTGATGAGTTGAATGAAAATAATTATATATTATTTGCCATTAAATATTACGAAAATCCTCAATCAGTAACGATGGAGGATTTTGAGTCTGATTTGAAAAGAATTAGATATGTAAAAAGATTATTAAAAAGATATAAAAATACTGGCGAATTAAAAACTCATCTCATCTTAAATCATCTTATTATCCTCTTTAATGTTTTTAACGATGCCGCAGTTCCTTTGTTATTCTATAATTTAGAAAAGGAACTGTGGCCGTCTATTAAAAGTTTTTTACTGTTTTTAAATCGTTTACCAGAATATCCCAAAACTCAGATACACGAAATTATTGAAGATTCTGAGTGTCTGTCCCAATTGCAGAAAATCTAATGGATATAAACAAGATTATTGATATTATTCATACTCTCAAAGAAGAAGGTGAGGGTGGCGGTGCTCCCACTAATAGTCTTGTTGGTGGAAAGATTGCGGGTACAGCAGAAGCGGGTGATAGTCCTCCAGTAGATTTGAGAAAAGGAAAAAGAAGGAATTGGAATCCATTCTTCAAAAATCTTGCCAGAATGCAAAGAAGAAAATCCAAATAAATAATAATATAATTACTACTTGATTTTTTTGTTTCGTAAATCCCATACCAACCAACAAAAAAATGTTTAACAAATCATCCAACGAAACAAAAATTGCGGTTCTCGAAGAACGTCTTACTTCCTATGAGGTTATGATGAAAAAGATAGATGAAGCAATTCAGATAATGGGTAAGACAAGTCAAAGCATTTCTAAAATGTTGGCAGTTCATGAAGAAAAATTGGAAAATAGTGGTAAAAATGATGACTTAATTATTGATAGAATTAAAACAATTGAAGTAAAAAATACAGAAGAGCACGGTAGAGTAATTGAAAGATTTGAATCGCTGGAAGAAAAAATAGATGAGCGTATAATTAATCTTGATAAAAAAGTTGATGATGTCGTTAAGTTTCGTTGGTTAGTTGTGGGTGCTTTAGTAATAATTTCTTTTGTATTTTCTCAGTCATCTATGGTGGTGGATGTCTTGACACCAGACTCAGAAAAGATTAGGATAGAAAGAGCAAAGTAAAACCCTTATAATGGATTTAATTGATTCCAAGTATATTGGACTAGTTTCCTCACGCCTTCAAAAATTTAAAAGAGTCAAGGCAGATCTCTACAATTTTCGCTGCCCTATGTGTGGAGACTCTCAAAAGAATAAAAATAAGACTAGAGGATATTTGTATCCTGTAAAGAACAATACTAATTTTAAGTGTCATAACTGTGGGGCAAGTATGTCCTTCAATAACTTTCTCAAAGAACTAGACTCCACTCTTCATAAGCAATATACGATGGAGAAGTTTAAGGAAGGATATACCGGTAAGAACTTTGTAGTTGAAGAACCAAAGTTTGAGTTCTCAAAACCAACATTTTCCAAGAAACTGGACCTTCCAAAAGCATCATCAAATCAACTTGCCAAGGAATATCTAGAAAAAAGACAACTCAATCCGGAAAAGTTTTATTTTGCTGACAAGTTTCAGGAGTGGGTGAATACTCAAAAACCCACATATAGTAGGATTGTAAAGGATGAGAGTCGTATAGTCATACCACTATACACTAGGGAAGGAGAAGTCTTCGGATTTCAGGGAAGAGCACTAGGTCCGAATAGTGTTAAATACATTACCGTCATCTTGGATGATTCAATTCCCAAACTTTATGGACTCAATAAGGTAAATGCAAATGAGACGGTTTATATTGTTGAGGGACCATTTGACTCTGAGTTTGTAGAGAATGGAATCGCTATGTGTGGTGCCGATGTTGATGTATCATCCTGTAATTTTAAGGATGTAGTTTATGTCTTTGATAATGAACCACGAAACCGAGAAATCTGCAATCGTATGAATAAGATTATTGAGGGTGGAAATAAAATTATAGTATGGCCCAAATCCATTCAGCAAAAGGATATAAACGATATGATTCTTGCTGGACTTTCGGTTATGGATATGTTAAAATTGAATACACACTCAGGTTTAGAAGCAAAAGTAAAGTTTAACGAATGGAAGAAAGTATGAACAACGGAACAAAAGTCACTAAAAGAAATGGAAATACTGAACCACTTGATTTGAATAAACTTCATGTTATGGTGGAAGAATCCTGTAAGGATCTTGCTGGAGTTTCTGCATCTCAAGTTGAAATGCAA